TGCGAAACTCTGGGAGTATTCGGTTACGACTGCAAAGCATAGAAACCAATGGCTTGGCATGGATACCAGAGAAATCAAAAAGCGTTTGAAATCTGGACAGTTCAAAGAAGCCGAGCTTGGCAATGGTGAAGCATTGGTTCCGAGCTTTGCTTTACAAAATGGGATAGTCGAGTTTTCCAGAACACAACATTAAAAAAATAATTTCCTCACGACTAGCCGACCAAAACGGCTAGGGCGTGAGGAGGAGATAAACAATATGAAAGAATATGAAGTACAAGAAAACGTAATTGAAATTGCAATGCATGAAAAAACAGATTCATCTGGAATAGATTTCGATGTCTACCTGAACGGCAAATTTATTGACGGTGGCATATTAGTCAACGCTAAAACTATCCCAGATGTTTTAGAGTTTGTAGGTGGAATGATGAAGAATCAATCAAGATACCAGATGAGAAACAAACCAATGGAGATTAAAAAATGACTAATCAAATTGTATGTATGTATATCGGACTTGGTGCATTTTGTTTTTGTACCTTAGTTGTAGCGTTAGCACTATATCTTCACACCCTCTGGCAAAGAGGAGACGAAGAGTTCGTGTTGTTCTGGGGTTGCAGTTTTGCGACTGCAATATTAATTACATTAGTTGTTTACATTTGAGGTTTATAAAATGTCACATACGAGGTACATGAAAGGCACATTCTTGGATATTTATCGAGGTCAAAAAATTTGGCAAACTTACAGATTTGATAAATGTCATAAAGAGGATAGCTATGAAGAGTTTAGAAAAGAGGAATACTATTTTATCTGGACTTCTTTTCGTTCTACAAATCCATATGAAGAATATTATTTCAAAGACAAATGGATTAAGTCGAGCAGTCCACCACCGATTATTGATATAACTGAAACTGGATATTACAGTTGTGTGATGCCGTCTATAGCATTGGATTTGCCAGAGCGTGTAGAAGATATGCATGGCTACATGATTAAAATATTAACTGTTCATAACATAGAAGTTATGAAAGAAAGATTGCCAACGTACAACGATTGGCACAAGAACCATAACCAAGCAGAAACATCTGGACAACAAGACTTACTTTTACTATAGGAGAATATATGAGAAAACAAGACATAAAAGAGTACGGCACGTTGGACGCTAACACATTGTTGGTTGTCTCTAGGTGGCTTACTAAATACAACAACAGTACAGTTAGACAGAAATGTATTGACGCTATGAATGTAGCTCATTACTTACTAGAAAAACATTACGAGGAGAATATAAATGGGAAGACTTAAAAATACACTAATAGATCAGATAGATAGTGACCATATCGAAGATGTATTTATTGATAATAACTTTAGTAAATTTCATCGCAACAATTTGAATGTGTTTCATTTGATTGTGCAATATGCCGATGAATCAGCTAAGAAAAGAAACCGATATTCGATTGAGGATATTCTTAGCATTATCAGGTGGCATAGAGACGAAGATACTGTTGGAGATATATTCAAATTAAATAACAACTACAAGGCGTACTATGGTAGAATGTATATGCAGTATAGACAAAAGCCAGACTTCTTTGAAACAAGACACAGTCTGGCAGATGATTACAATTTCGACAGAGATATAGAAATCTATCGTGATATGTATGACTTGATATAAACCAGACAATGCACAATGCAGTATCTGGAACGCTGAGTTAGTAGCACTTGACGACTAACCTGAAAACTCAGCATAGTAGTGAGTAGTTACGGCAAAAACTTCCGTACGTTGAAAGCGAAGTCTACTCATATAACGGATAGACAGGTTTACTAATGGCTGAAATCCTGTCTATCTTTAAGGGATAGCGACAAACGGCTCACCGAATCGCTATCCTGAACAAATAGGAGAAAGTATGAAAATAGAAGTCACGCCAATGACAGAAGATTGGCAACCAATAGAAAAAATAAAATATGAATGCCAAGAAAACTTTGGCAAGGAGCTGGACATTGAATATGAAATCTTACAATTCAGAGACCATTACATCGCAACTGGGTCAACTTACGCTAACTGGAACATCAGATTCAGAGCATGGTGCAGACAGTCAGCGAAGTGGAGCAGAGAGCGTGGTACTCAAAAACCTACCGAAACTATTTCAGAACAAAGAAGTCGCATATCTGGAGTGGTTAACCAACGAAATGGAAATACTAATTCAGAGGAGAAAGGTACACGAAATAGCTTACAAAAAGGACATATCAAAGCTATTACTTGAAATGAAAAAGATGTTGACAACTAAAAGTGACGGACATATTGCATTGTGTTTACAGACAATAGCCGAAACATTTCAGGTCAAGATACCAACTGATCTGGGACTGCATATGTACTTTGAGGTATTAAATAAATATCCGCATGAAGTTATGACACTTGTAACTAAAGATGTTGTAGCTACATACAAGTATGCAAGGTTGCCAATACCAAGCGAGTTTGTCGGTAAATGTGAACCAATTTATCTGGCACACACAAACTACTATCGTAAGAAATTACATACGATATGTACATATGAACACTATCTGGCAAATGGTTTTCCAGATAATAAATACTTGGAGGAAAAAGTATGAGAATAGTTTTGTATCTTGCAGACGTTAACGAAAGGTGGTTGGTTGACTATGCACTATCAAATAAAAGAACAAGGAGAATGAAACATCTAAAAAACTTTCACCCAGTTGATAGCATGAATAGTTTTCCAGAAACAAAAGTAACTTACTTAGGAGCAATAGATGAAACAGGATAGAACCAAAGGCATAGGAGGGTCAGACGCTAACAAGATTTACAATGGCGACTGGCTTGAACTAAACAGAATCAAGCGTGGCTTGGCTGAACCAGAAGACTTGACTTGGACTTTACCAGTACAGATTGGTATTGCTACAGAAAAAACTAATCTGGACTTTATGGCACATGAGCTAGATGTTGAGTACAAACAATCAATTGATCTACCACAACATGAGTTTATGACAGGTCAGCTTGATGCTATTACGGAAGACGGCATACCTGTTGAGTGTAAACACACACATGACAGACGTGATATCTATACCGTTGCAGAGCAGTACCATGCGCAGTTGAATCATTACATGATGTTGTTTAATCATGCAGTAGAAAACAAAGCATGGAATACAAGTGGCTTGAAGAAGATTGATTACATGATACTAAGTGTAATTTTTGGTAATGCTAAACACCAGACAATGACAGTAGATATTGATACTACGTTTTGTGATGAGCTTTACAAAAGAGAAAAAGCTTTCTGGCATTATGTCGAAGAGGACAAAGACCCAACAGGTTTTGAAATCTTTGATAAAAGTACGCCAAAAGAAATTGTACTCAACGGCATGAGAACGGTTGACCTTACAGAAGATAAGCGTTGGAAGACTTTTGCCTTACAGTACAAGCAACACAAACAAGAAATCAAACAGATAGAACTTAGCTCACCTCATTACAGGAGAGTGAAAGAACTTAACCATGACCTAAAATCTATGGTGGCAGATGATGTAAGAAAGGTATCTGGACATGGGGTCTCAGCTACTAGAAACAAAAACAATACAATAGTAATAACTATTGATAAATAGTGTACGGAGTAAAATAATATGAAAAATAATATTAATAACACACTTGACAAGGTACTTCAATTAATAAATGAAGTTGATCTAGTCAGGAATAGTAAAGGCGTTGAGTTTCGTGGAAAGAAATATTCCATGGTAGTCGACAGAGTAATTACTTTCAGGAAAGCATTTGGCTGGGACTATGGCATTGAAACCGAAGTAGTTACAGAACTTACTGGTGACAACATGGTAGCCGTTAAATGTGTTATCAAAAACACAGAGGGTAGAATTGTAGGTAGTGGTCTTGCATATGAACACAAAGACAACGGACCTGTAAACAAACTGTCAGCTTTAGAAAACTGCGAAACATCAGCAATAGGTAGAGCATTAGCTTCTATGGGACTAGCTGGTGGAGAGTATGCATCTGGAGATGAAATTAATTCGATAGAAGATAAAGAAGAAGCACTGTGGAGAAATGAGTTTCCACTAGGTTTGATGAGTGTACTCACAACTACAGAGGCAATGAGTGACAAAGACTTTATGAAGTTCAACGATAACGGTGAACAAAAAATATGGTTTTGCAAATACTTAAGTCAACAAGAAATGGAACATTACAAAGATATTGTAACTAAAAGAAAAAAAGAAATAATTAAACAACAGGAGAAAAAATAATGGCATATGCACAGATAACATTGTTCGGCAACATGGGTAAAGGAGCTGAATACAAAGAAGCAAAAAGTGGTACTGGATATTTAAAATTCAGTATCGCAGTTAATCAGTATGACAGTGCTACCAGAGAACAGAAACCCTCATGGTTTAACTGTCAAATGTGGGACAACCAGAAAGCAACACGTCTTGAAAAGCTTAGACCATATCTGGAGGGTGACGCTGGTAAGGGTAAACAGTTACTCATCGTTGGTACGCCAAACATCTGGCAAGATACAGACGGCAACAATGTGCTTACAGTAAAAGTCAATGAACTAAGCTTTGGTTCAAAAGATCAAACCAAAGAGGTTGAGCAAGATGACAAGATAACATTTAATGCGGAGGAACCACCATTCTAATGAGAAAAATTACACGATTACATAAGGGTAAATACCTTACAGAAAATCAATATAAAATATTGAAGTTTGTCAATCAGTACATTGACAAGCATGGATTCAGTCCAACAATATTTGAAGTAGCTAAACACATGGGTTTTAGATACAGAAGTCAGGCACAAATTGTCATAGATAGATTGTGCCACTATGGTTTTTTCACAAAGAATGAGGACTTTACAATAAGGAATTTACAAAAAGCAAAGTGAATAAAAAAAAAGAAATGCAAAGGATATATCTGGCTATGAAAGATAAGGGATGTATTCTTTGCAAAGTCTTAAAACAAACACAAAAAACACAAACGGAGATACATCACCTCAGAAGTGGACAGGGTATGTCACAACGTGGGGTCAAATGTATTCCGTTATGTGTTGAACATCACAGAGGTGACACAGGGTTTCATGGGCTAGGTCGCAAGGGATTTGAGCAGTTGCACAACATTTCAGAGAATGAGCTATTACAGGAATGGGAAGCACAATCCGATATCCATGTAGACTGGGATAAGTTTTAGGCGATTATGGGGCATATAAGCCCCTCATATGGGCTATTGTGACAAGGGGTTTCTACTCTTGTTTTGCAATTGCTCAATATCTTTTTTGATCGCAATAATTTCTTTTTCAATTGGTTTGGTATCGACAACTTTCGATTCCAGAACTTCTACTCTTTCAATCAATTGTCCTTGAAAAACAAAAAGTCCAGCAATCGTTATTACCAACCCAACACCAGTCGCTATTGTCTTGATGTCCATAGTCTATCCTCGTAAGTTTGATTTGGGTAAATGTTTCTTATATCCACATATGTGGCATTGGTATACTCATCTATATTTATATCAGTTATTGTGGGTTGTATGAAAATTTCATTGTTGATCTGAGCGTAAGACTGTATGTTTTTGTTTTGCATTTTCTTCGCTACGATGTTAGAAATTATCACAAGCTTTCTGTCTACTTGGGTAACTACCCTTTCAACTTGTCTAGCTATATCGCTTACCGAAACAACGACATCAGATATCTCTTGATTCGATTGAACAGGC